CTGTTACAAAACTTAGTGCTGTGGCTGCTGATAAGCGAATCTCACATTCATCATTGCGATCAAAGTTCTGTATCATTTCTAAAGCACTGCGAGTATCACTCCAGCGAAATCTTGCCTGTGGTGTTACCGTTAAGACAAATGGTTGTGCTGACACACGCTCAGCAGTTTTTATTCTTTGACTGCGACTGATACTTTGTCCTACCACACGACGACGATTAAACTCTATGCTTTGAGCACTATTGATTATGGTTTGAAATGTCATTATGACAATCTCCTTTGAGGCTGTGATCTACGCCCTGCTTCTGTGACCTGATAGATAAACTCAGGATCACGAGCAACCATAGCACGGAAACTTTGAGCATCAACAGCATTTATGTTATAGTTTATTGTGGTTGTAGATGGCATCTGCGTCATAGGTGTTATAGTTGCTGGTCCAGTTACCATCTCAGGACCTGCTTCACCCGCAATGCCCCACTTGCCTGCTCCCAGTGTGCCACCCTTGGCAAAAAAGCCACCATAGTCAAGATTACCAAAGCCTAAGCCTGTGCCAAATCCTATGCCACCAAATCCACCAAATAGACGGCTTAATAGACCACCTCCGCCCATAACATTTAACATTTGACTGCGAACCTGTATTCTGACAAACTCCGCTATAATATTGTTAGCAAGATCTTTGAAAGATAACTTACCTGTTTGAACAAATCTCACAATAGCATCTTCAATACCTTTGGTGAATATTGAGAAATAACTCTGTGCCTGCTCTGCTGCGTTCTTTGCTGACTCCGCATACTTGGCAAATGCTTCCGCCCATCCAGTGTCAAATGATTTCTGTAGAGTAGCATTGACCTTGGCCTGTCCTATTTGAACTTCTTTAAGGCGATTAAATCTTTCTATGATTTGATCTAATCCTTGAGCAAATGCTTCTGCCTGTTGTGGTGTGATGTCATCACCAAGTCCTTCATAGGCCTGGGCTAACTGGCGTGCTGCTGCCTGTGCTGCGTCCTTTGTGCTTTTTTCTATATTGATTATTTCTTTTTCTAACGCACTCTTTCCAATCAAGTCAGCAGGATTTACTCTATTCAGTGTTTCAAAGATTTTGTCATTGACGCCACGCAGAATATCACCTAACTTACTGGTGCGAGTAGTTTGTTCTTCTATAAGTTTAATAATGGTTTCTGAGGTGCGTTTGCGATCTTCCTCAAGCATCTTAACCGTTTGATTGCGGCGAATCAAGTCCTCCATTCCAGTTTTTTGTCCTTCATAGAGAGCGTTCGTTCTTGCGATTTGTTCCTTTAATAAGCCTATTTTTCCTGCTAATAGTTTGGCATCATCAGTGTCTGTTTTGCGTAGTTGCGAATATTCTGTTTGTAGTTTTTTAAGATTATCTTGTAGGCTGGCAACGGCATTAGCACGATCATATTCTATACTCTGTATGGTGCGTAATATTTCTGCTTGATCTTCGCTAACACGCAGTCCTGTTTCTGACTTGTCTATGAGTGCGGTTTCTAAAAATAATCTATCACGAGTCTGTGTAAGACTACGATCAACACCTGCTACCTGTGCTTCCATTTCTACTCTGAGTAAGGCTAACTTCTTGCGTAGTTCTTCAGCATTATATTGAGCGGTTAGATTTGGCCCTTGTGCTTCACTCAATCCTTCTGCGGCCTTTTTCTGACTTTCACGAAGGTTATCTAATTCTTTACTTGCTTCGCTATTTGAATCACTAAAACTTTTGACCCATTCAATGACCTTATCTAATCCAGACCAAGCAGCAAAGGCAGCACCAATGCCAACTATCCACTTAAATGCTTGTTTAAGAGTATCAATCAATCTAAAGAAACTGGCTTCTAATAATGTTGTTCCTTTAACGACTGCTCCTGAAGCAGTAGTAGTTGTTGTCAAGTATTTTTGAAATAATCCAAAATAGGAACCAACACGAATTACGATTATTCCTAAACTCTGAAAGGCTGCTGCTATGCCTCCTATAACAATACCTACTATTTTTATGGCTGTAAATGCTATCAATATTTCAAATACCAGTTTAATGGCAGGCATATATTTGTCAATATTTTCTCCCATAAACACAATGCTGCGGGCAATGTATTCCATAGCCTTACCAAGATTTTGGCTTGTGCCTGTTTGACGGTCAAACTCAGCAAACACGGTTTTTATAGCAGTCTGAATGCGTTCAAATCCTTGTGCGATCGTAGGTGTCGTTCTACTAAACACTTCGTCAATGCTGGTCTGTGCTTGACGCATTGCTACTACAAAATCCATAGCAGTAATCTGTCCTTTAGAGCCCATTTCCTTTAGGGCACCAACAGGAACTTTTAGACTTTTTGCCAGGGCTTCGCTGACAGGAGGTAATCCTTCTAAGATTGAGCGTAATTCATCGCCCTGAAACTTGCCGCTTTGTAGTGCTTGACCTAACTGAAGCAAAGGTCCTGCGGCTTCTTTGGCACCAAGACCGCTTGCTGCCATTGCTTTAGACAAACTTTCAGTTATCTGGGCTGCTTCTTTTTGACTAACTCCTAAATCTTTAGTGGCTCTACTGATGCGAAAAAATAAATCAGTGACTTCAGCCATTCCTGTTCGTGAGCGTATGGATATTTCACCTAATGCTGCCAGTTGCTTATTGACGGTGGCCAAATCAGGAGTCAGATTTAATAGCCTATTTCGCATCTCTACAATGCTGTCATTTAGTTTGGCAAATGCTACCGTTGGTAGGGCAGTCGCGATCCCGCTTAGAACAGATTTAAGGTTTTCTATACTTTGGACTGCTTCTCTGGTTTGAACATCAATGCTATAACTTAGATCTGCCATATTATTTTCTCTTTATGATAAAATCAAACTTTCTACGCAACCATTGATATAAGGGTTTGCTCATACCCTGTGGTGCCTGTTTGCTATAACCTTTATCTAACTTACGAGCATAATCATAGTTTGCCACAATGGTTTCATTTTGTAGAGAAGTTTTACTACGAGCGTTCCCTGTTCGCTTTGGTGTAAGTTTCACGAACTCATCTTTAGCCTGTAGAGGTATTTTCTGGAGTTCTCTTTGTTTTAATAACAAACTTGGTGTTATAGCATCACGAACAATAGAGATTTTCATAACACCTGATTCCTTATTGCTTGAAGTTGGTTAGGGTCATACTGAGGCACAAAGTCCTGCTTGTCTTTGTTCTGTAGATAGTGCTCATATGTCATACTCATATCCATAATCACCATATCAAAAGTAGTGGCCCTTTCTAACACTTCTGTTGGCAAAAGTCCATAGCGTTTTGCCATCATATCTATCATTGAGATAATACCTATCTCACTGCCTTCAGGATCTATGGATTCCTGATTTACTTTCCCAAGGTTTCAACTACACGAGCCACTACCTTACTCATCACTGGTATGGGTAGGAGGACTCCATCTTTGAGTATTTCTTTTCCATCTTCATCTAATATCATTGACTCCACGGTTTCCACAAGACTACCATAGTTTTCTTCTGATACATTGGCTAACTTGACGAACTTGGCCATACTTTGACGGTCATAAATCCAAAACTCCAAGGCTTCGCCATACTCTTTAATGATATCTTCATCTGAGAGTTCTATTTTGATTAGTTTGGGTTTTGCTGCTAACTGGGTTAAACGCATTATCTTTTTTCCTTTATATCTTTGTCTTTCATTGTATGAATAACTGCTAAAATAAATCTTAATCTTGCGTTGGCTTTTTCTAAATCACCTTGAGCACATTTGATTTCGCCTAATGACTTGGCTGTTTCTGCTTCTAAGGTAGCCAATAGTTGTTCTATTGAATACTGATGTAAATCCATAAACCTTTCCTTTGAAATATTTAACGCAAATAAAAAAGGCCCCTTTGTTAGAGGCCTTTTTCTGCTCCGTCTGTGATGTTATACAGAACTGCTTGTGATCGTGCCATCTACATTGATAGTAAAGGGCGTGACCCAAACGGGTGCTGTTGGTGACACCGTTGGTGCGAGGTTAGTGATATAACCTTGACCAGAGATGTATTTGGCTCCAGTGTTTCTTCCGTTAAAATACACACGGAAATAAACCAGTGTAGCATTGTTAGATAGATCAAATAGACCAGTCGTTGCTGTGAAGAACTGGCTATCATCTACCACAATGTTTCCACTGACAGAGTTAGTTGCTGGTGTGGGCACTGCCTTTTGAGCAAATGTATCCAACTGAGTCCAGTTGAAGATTCCCACACTATTATTCACGGTTATGTCTTGTAAAGCCGCGACAATCAGTCCAGTGCTTGTTGAAGCAATGCTCGCTGTAGAGATCTG